GCAGTCATCTAATGCATCTTCCTATATCCCAACTACCACGGCAGCGCTGACTCGCCTCGCCGATGATGCCGTAATTCGCAGTACCGCGTGGTCATCGCTTTACGCGCAACCGGGCGCAATGGTGGTCGAGTTCTACCGCGGCGCGTATGGTGCTGGTAGTCGATCAGTACTAGCGACCGATACTACGGCCGCACGGCACTGGGACTTGCTGCACGCAAACGGTAGCGCTACGTCACAGATCGCTTTCAGTTCAGGTTCAGCAGTAACGCAGACGGGATTGGTAAGTGGACTCAACAAGGTGGCTCTTGCGTGGAACGCGCCATCACCTACGGCATCGTTTGACCTATGCGTGAACGGTGCTACGCCCACGTTTGGCGGCAGCAACGTGGGCACCACGCTCTCGACCTGGCTTACGCTCGGCTCCCAGTCGACCACGGGCGTAAGCGGTACCCCCACGTGGGATAACTACCTCAACAACTCAATCAAGAGCGTGAAGTATTACACGGGCTTGACCTACGCAGAGATGCAAGCGAAGACCACATGACGAACTACTTTCTAAGAACCACCACACTGGCGCAGATGAACACGGCGCTGGCTCTGATCCCTGAGCCGCGCTACGTCGACATGATCGGCACCATCGGCGCTGTGCTTGACAAAGACGGCGTGGAGATCACCCCCGCGGATCTACGCATCCATGCCAACGTGCGCTGCGAGACGATCGCTCCGGCGCTTCTTGCCACGCTCCCGACTTGTTTGCCGGCCACGCCGCGCAGGGAGTTCGTCTGATCTACCTCGCCGTCATCGTCCTATCGTTGCTGCTCACCGGCTGCGCATCGCAGACTGCGAGAATTAGCCAGGCAGCAACAGCGACAAGCGCAAGTGTTGCTGTTGCGCGTACGCATCTACTCGCCGCGAACGCTGAACTACTGGCAATAGAGCAGAACGTGGACGCGGTGCACCAAGCCATACCGTACGTCAGCGATGACACGCATCCGATCTTCAGCACACTGACCTACATGAGCATCGGCGCATCGGTGCTCGTAGCCGGTGCACTGATTTACATGTACATACCACGGAGATAAGGAATGCTGACTACAACCCAATACACGATTTGGATGGTGGCGTTGCTGCTCACAACATTCGGGGCCGGTTGCTCATTTGGGCTAACCAAAGGCAAGAAGACACTCGTACGCAAAGGGAAAAAATGATCATTGCATCAATGGAATCGCTCATCGGCAGTCTTTGGTTCGGCATCATGCTCGGCGTAATCGGCGTAGTGGGCGGCTACATCTACTGCCGTCGGCAGGGTGGTAAGTGAGTCTAAAGAAGTGCTGCTGTGGTGCTGAGCCACCTGGTGGCGCGCATCCGTGCGCGGATTGCCCGGACCCTATTCCGCCGGCTACCGTCACGCGCTATCGCATTGACGTTTCGAGTAAAGGCATTCACGGCGAAGCGGCGGGAACTGGCACGCTCGCACTTGGTGGTCTGATCTATGGGTGCATGCAGGGTGTTTGCAGTAATGTCATTTACGCGCGTAAAGCGCTGGTGTACGACATATCGGGGTTTCCTGACTGTCCTGAAACTACGATTTGTGCGGCCATCCCAAACACTCCAGCGCCGTCTAACTCTGGATTCTCGACGATGGAATGGACCGAATGCAGGTACGTAGAAGGCGATGCCGGCTACCCCGTCGCGCCGGACATTAACTACTCCTACGACGATCACGTGCGGATCGACTGGTGCGCTCCCTATGTGAAGTGGACGACGGGAACTTGTGGATGGAATGTAGCTATCGAAGAGAATGATGACTGTATCACCCTTATACAGGTCACCTATACCTATCGAGATGAGTGGGACTATCCATACTTTGAGGCGATACCTGGCGATTACTGCTACCAGAACACGGCCACTACCAGCGTGGCTCAGTCTTGGGTGTGTACCTATTCATCCAGAGGTACTGCCACACAAGTCATCGCTGAGGGGACCTATCAACTCGTTCGCTGTGAGTATCCCGAAGCGTTCCCAACCAACGGCGCGACGGGTATCTGTTACTCAGCCGGCGGCATTGTCTGCTCCACCGATGGGATCACTTCCGTAGCTCCACCAACAGTATGGCAACCACCACCAACAATCTTCCTCACCCGCGTCTCGTAAGCATCGCCTACACATGGCAAGGTGAGCATCGTCGCAGGTGCTTCCGAGTCATTGAAGGGGAACTATCCGCTATCGAATGCGCGGGGTCCAAACCCACTACTGGAATGGGTGACGTGGTTGCTCGCGCTACCAAGGTGCTTGGGGTCAAACCATGCGGATCGTGTCAGAAGCGGCAAGCGGCGATGAATAAGGCCACGCCCAAATGGATGACAAAGATGCTCGGCTGGCTTCGGTCTTAGGGGAATTATCCGCCGTGACTTAGAGCGCTTTCAGGGTGTACCGTGCCCCCATGAAACACCGGGCGCTCATCGACAGAATGGACCAACAGAGGGGCGAGTGGTGGCTATGCCGCAAGGACACAGACCCGCGCGGGAAGTGGACGATCACGGCTGACCCGGGGCCACAGTGGGATTGGCGCTTCAAAGTGGGCTTTAGTTATGAGCGCGCCGTACGCAGATTATTGGTGGCTCAGGATGAAGAAAAGCGCACAAGCATTATTTCTCGGAAAGTGGCAGAAAGAGTAGAGCAAATTTCCGCGGCTGTCGATAAGATGCGTACTAAGCGCATATAGGGGGTGTACGTCAGGACTGCGGATGGCTGAAATCGAATTTAACGTAACAGCCAATCGTTATCCTGCACTGCCCGATATGCGTCTCCTTTGGAGGACGCAGCATGGACAGCAAGGACCGCAACACTCAGCGGCGAATGATCGGGGTAGACCTCGTTACTGACGGGCTACTGGAGGCGATAGCAAAGTACGACGGGTCGACCAAGGTGCACGTGGTGCGCCAGCTTGTCCGGTCCGCGGCCCGGGCTCACTATGGAACTGTTGAGGCTGCGCTACTGGAGGTTCGCAATGGCTGACCTCTTCACAGGGATCGCGTGCCTGGTGTCGGTGGGAGTCTTCCTGCTGCTGTTCCTTGTGCCTGACCATGAGGCTTGCCAGGCGGTGCGGAAGCGGGGCGAGGAATGATCCCCATCCGCAAATACGACACCGAATACTGGCGTAGCACGTCCGCAGGATTGCAGCGTGAGGTGGATCACTTCCGCGATAAGACCACCATACAGAGCAACATCATTCAGACCATTGCGCGCCGCATCGAGCGCATCTGTGATGAGGTGAGTGCTGGGCGCATGAACGAGACGGACGCACTGCAGAGGCTGAACAACCTCGCGCAGCTTGTGTTCCGGTCGGTTGAACAACAGGAAAACGCGGTCAAGTGATCGCACCGGCTGGGGGTGCGTGCTGTCGCCCCTTAGCCGGCTACTTCATGGAGGATGGTTATGGAAATGCAGGAAGAAGCCAAGATCAAGGCGAATGTAGCCGCGCGCAAGTGGTGCAAGACGGCTATCGAGAATGAGTATGTGTGGTGCATCGATCAGAACTCTTGGTACACGCGCGCAGCGTCCGGCGTTTGGGAGCGTGATCGCCTGAACATGGTGCGCGGTGAGATTATCAAGGCGGCCAGTAAAGCGAATCCGAGTGATACGGGCGCATGGGCGCGCTACTTCCAGTCGGTCGCGGAGTGCTTTGACGGCTTGGTGATCAACTCGGAGGACTGGGATGCACACATGTGGGCGTTTGGCGCACCTGATGACGTCTATGACCTCATCGAGGGTACGCACATCGACCGCTTACTGGACCTGCAGATCACCAAGCGCGTAGGCGTCCGACCAGGTGGAAAGACCACGCTGTGGGAGGCGTTCTTGCTCGAGGCGGCGCGCGGTGATGCTGAGGTGGTGTCGTTCTTGAAGCGCTGGGCCGGCTACTCGCTGAGCGGCAGCACCAAGGAACACTGCATTCTGTTCATCCACGGACCAGGGGGAAACGGGAAGAGCGTCTTCGTGGACACCATTCGGTACGCCTGGGGCGAGTATGCGAAGACGCTGCCGATGGATGCGCTGATGGAGAGTAAGGGCGATCGGCATCCGGCAGAAATCGCCATGCTCAAGGGTGCGCGCCTGGCCATTGCCAATGAAACGCAGGAGGGGCGCAAGTGGGACGATGCGAAGCTGAAACAACTCACAGGCGGTGATGTGGTGGTGGCTCGGCACATGCGTCAGGATTGGTTCGAGTTCGCTCCCGTGTTCAAACTGCTAGTGGTGGGCAACCATGCTCCGCAGATCGCTGTGGTGGATGATGCGATGCGCCGCCGGCTGTGCATGGTTCCGTTCACGAATCGACCTGCGACGCCTGATCCTGACCTGGGCGCGAAGTTACGTGAGGAGGCAGGGGGCGTCCTACGTTGGGCTATGGAAGGCTTTGAGGAGTGGAGCACTCTGGGAGGGCTTCGACCGCCTGAATCGATCCTGAAGGCAACGGCGGGCTACCTCGATGACCAAGACACAGTGGGCGCATGGTTGCAGGACTGCACAATCAAGAACGAAGGATCGTTCGTCTCCAGTGCTCACATCATGGCGTCATGGAGTCACTGGTGCAGGGAGGCTGGCACGCATCCAAAGAGCATGAAGCGGCTTGGACCTGACCTGAAGGGCCGTGGTTACGTCCAAACGAGGACAGAGCACGCTCGTGGCTTCCTTGGGCTGACGCTTCTGACACATCCTGACACATTGGCTGACGCATCATGAAGACCAACACAGTCAATATTCCAACTAAGAAACGTGAAGTTATGCAGTTCCTGACGCTTCTGACGCTTCTAACGCACATACATTCACTCGCGCACGCGCGCGCGCCCGTGGCGACTCATACCGAAACAAGCGTCAGGAAGCGTCAGCCGTCAGGAAAGAAGAAAGGACAATGAAAGATGAGGACGTGGAAATCGCCGTTCGCGGCGTTGGTCTCAGAAGTACGTGGCAAGCGTCTAGCCTATGGCGGCAGCTGGACGAGGTTGAGCCTAGCGTTGAGGCAGAACAGCCCGTTGTGCCAGAGGTGCGGAGTAGCACCAAGCGACGAGGTGCATCATGTGGTGAAGGTGGCAGTGAACCCAAGCCTGAAGATGGACCCAAGGAACCTGATGGCGGTTTGCCGAGCGTGCCACGAAGAACTCGAGCACGGAAGCCCAAGCAAGTCGAGTCCATAAAAATTCACCCCCCCGGCATGGGTAGGGGGGGTACCCCCCTCCGTTGGGCACCGCCTTGTGGGAGCATCGGCACGCAGGAAGATCAGGGGGCTGCAAGTATTCAACCCGTAGACAGCGCTATGGACCGATCTGATGGGTACGCCCGGGGCGTGATTGCCGGGACCGTGCCGGCGCCGAAGCGCATCAAGGCGGCGTGCGCCCGTTACCTGGCAGAGCGCGACGCACCAGGTGAACACGGCATCGCGTGGGACGGCACGCAGTTGGACGCGTTCGTGAGCCGCGCTCAGGTCATGGGCATGAAGCTCCTGCCCTGGCAGGTCCACGTCTGCGCGGTGCTGTTGGCGCGCCGGCGCGCTGACGATGGCACTCCCGCTACGCGCTACGCGCTGTGGTCTGTGGCCCGTGGAGCCGGCAAGACGGGGTTGGTGGTAGCGCTGCTCGAGTGGCTGCTGTCGACCGGCGAAGACATGGAACTGTGCGCGGTGGCGACCAACCAAATGAAAGCCAACATCATCCACGGGCGCATAGCCAAGATGCACAACGGCGAGGACCGCTGGCGCTCGGTGGGTGGTGGTGCTTCGACTACCTCCGGTTTGATCCAACACAAGAAGGCTGTATTCAATGCGTTCCCGTCGACCGATCAAAGTATGGACGGCCTGGTCCCCCGGCTTCTGATCGCGGATGAGGCCAGTCGCATGGACGCGGCAATCCTGCGCGGGATGTCATCGGTCACCAAGTCACCGACGGGTCAGATGCTGTTCATCACCACGCCCGATCGCGATCAGAAGTCGCGGGAACTCTGGCCGTACTGGCAAGCGTGCGAACTCGCGATAGACCAGGGGACGCCGCTGCCGGAAGGGTGGTGGGCGATGCTGTGGGGGATGGACACGGACGATGTGCCGGACTCTGACCTGGCGGTGCAGCACGCGAACCCGAGCGCCGGCGTACTTGGCGCTGGCATCCGCGTCATCCGTGACAAGATCGCGAACGCACTGGCGACCGCAGACCCAAAGGCACGCGAGGAAACGTGGCTGCAGGAACTTGCTACGTTCACGGATGACCTCGCCGGCGCGCTGCCGCTCGAGCTACTAGACCGTGTTTCGGTGGAGGAAGACTGGGATATGTTGCAGGGCGCAGCCGGTGTGGTGGCGGTGGACTTTAGCCAGGGCGGTTTCGCGTTCGGTTCACAGTGCGATCTCACTTCGCTGTGCCTCGCCGTGTGGGATGGGACGAAGGTGCACACGCGCGGATATCACTGGTGGGCCGGCGCTGATATCGCTTTCGATGAGAAGCGAACGCGCCAACCGCTGCAGAAATGGGTCGATGAACACGCTCTTTCGCTGGCTGGTGGGCCGACAATCGACCTCGATCTGGTCGAAGCAAGGCTTGTAGACATCTGTCGGACGTACGACGTGCGCGCTTTTGTCGCCGATCCGGTCGGTAAAGCGAGCGCCTGGGCTGCCCAAATGGAGCGGAAACACGGGTGGAAATGGCACAAAGCACCGCAGACAATCGTCTGGATGGGTGGTGGTTGGGCTGTTTGGAGCGATTGGATCCGCGCCGAACGCATCCGATGCAAGCCGGACCCAGTGCTGCGAGCGTGCCTAGCGTCGGCTCGGCTCTATGTCGGACTCACTGGACTGGCCATGCCGGTGAAGCAGAAGAGCACGAGCAACATCGACGCGCTCACTGCACAGGTCATGGCGGCGCGAGTTTTGAACGATCTGCAGATCATGGGAGGCAGCATGTACGAGACTCAGCCGGGCTTCTGATTACTGCGCGTATGTACGCCGCATACACAATCTGAAATAGTGTCTACACGCCGTTGACGCGGTGTATGCGCGCACCATTGCATTCTGTAAATGTCATGGTGTAGTGGTTGAATGGGATCATGGTTGGGTAAATTCTTCCGCCGGCCGATCGCGCAAACGATCATCAGCTACACACCGCTGACGTTTACGACGGTATCCGCTGATCTACTCGGCGTCCCCGCCATCGTGCGTGCCGTGAATCTGATCAGCACCGATTC